CTACTACGATAGGTGAATTACAAGTAAACGTAATCGACTGGGTACTGATGTCCCCGACGGCCCCGTTAATGTCGGTGGTGTTGTTCACCAAAATCGTAGTTTGATATTCCGGATTTGCAGCTGAAATTGCTGCGCTTGTCTGCTTAAGCGTTAGAGGCACTGTAGTACCCCAAGCTTGTTGCAAAGTCTGTAGGACTTCACTGGCTGCAGTATCGTTTAGGAAATCGAGACTAATTGTTGAGGTCTCAAGGCCCTTAGCGTAGCGTCTAGATGAGTCGCCCATAGCGGTAACTTCTAGCTCCTCGAATACTCGGTTAATTGTTGCGCTTGTGACGTGATCGGATAGGTCTACCGAGTTAAGGGTTACGACCACTCCATTTGATAAGAATACGGCCATTGACCTATTCCTCGCTTTCAGTAGTTGGTGTTGGTGTTGGTTTTTCTTTTGCTACTTTGACCAGTGCAGGCTCATCTACGATCTGCCCGATCTTTCGCAAAAACTTTAGGTCATCCTCTGTATATGGCATTGGTTAGCTCCAGCTCGTGAGTATTGAGATACGGAAATCGGCCGTTAGTAGCGTGCCACTTTGTACATCGAGTACGGTAGGCGCTGACATACTGCCAATATTCATTACGATAGTAGAGGCAGCAAGTTTATTGAACACTGCTACCGCTAGGGTTTCGATCCCGTTTAGGTTGCCCTGATTATCAAGCATCGGCACCGTCAAAATAATCTTAAAATTAGCCATAGGTGAAATAGTGGCGTAGGTGTTATTGCTTGGTGTTATGTAGGGATCATCGGGTACGACGATAACGCTATTAGCCGTAATAGTTGGAGGTGGAAAACTATAGGTATTCCAAGAGTTAGGAGTATCTAAAGCTGCAGCTAGTGAGGCACGTAGGGTAGTTATCGCGGCAGCCATTTAGCCCACCATAGAGTTAGGATTTTGATAACCGGCAATAAGGCCCCGGATCTTGCCAATCATTGAGTTACCCATCCGATAGGGACTAGGGCTAAGGCCGTCAATCGACACGCCGCCAGTCTGTGAGACTTGGCGAGCTTGGAAAATATCTACTGCGAGGATCATCGCTGCCTCACGGATAGCCGGAGTCGTAGCGTAAGAATTGGTTTTAGTATCTGCTCCTACGGCTGAGCCGTAAGGTAATACGCGCTGAAAATTGACGTTAGCGGCAGTCTTAGCGAATTGGATAAAGCTATAGCCAGCAGGCCAATTCCAAGAATACGGATTCCATACAAGAGTAGGGATCTGATTAGTAGTCCCGGCGCTCCACGGCATCGTACCGGTAATTGTGTAAGTGCCGTTAAAAGTTGCGCCGCATCCACTCAAGGTAACGCTTTGGCCCGTAGTAAAGATCATCGGATTAGCGATCATCGCAGTAGCTACGTTATTTTGCAGTGTCACGCCCACTACTGGAGCTGATGCAAACCATAAAAACTGATTAAGTAGATCCTGAGCAGTCTGGCAGCAGGTCTCGACGATATCGCTAGAGTAAAGATTTTCGATACCCAAATTAGCTCTTAACTCGGCCTCGGTGACGTAAGTTGCCGGCATCTCTTTACTCCAATCTTAAAAAGGGCCGGTAGGGCTCAAAGGGCTAAGAGCCCTACCGACTATTAGTTTTTTGCTTAGATTTTCGCAAACTTAATGATGCCATTAGGCATCTTTGCGATAGTTGCCATAAATCCGTAGATAGCGACCTGTACCTGTAGGTTCGATACTACGTTTACTGACATATAAGCCTGAGGTCCACGGTAAACCGTAAACGCCTCAGGTGCAAGGATGATTGCAGAGTTATCATCTACTGCAGTCTGCGCAAAGTTACGATCTACGTAGAGATCGAGTCCTAGTACGTTACCGCGGATAGAGCCCGGATTAACTTGACCGGCTGCGTTCATTGGCTGAATAGCGTTATAGATTGGTCGCTTTGTCGTATCTGTTGCGCCCATTAGTAACTGCCATTGTGCACCGTTAGCGAGATAGTTTTGAGCAAAGTAACCGGTGTTCTCATAGACAAGCTTTGCAGCTTGTGAGCTATAAGCGATTACGCCGTCACTATCAGCGGTAGTAGCTGATGCGTTAGTACCAGCAGCAAGTAGAGCAGTAAGCACCGCACTATCAATAGCAGTCAAATACGCATTTTGTAGCTGATTTGTCAATTCCGCATAGAAGTTGGGATCTGACCGCTCGAGAAGTTCTACTGAAATCGTATTCATACCTGAATACTTGCTTACTGTACCAGTTAGGTATTCTGTAACCATACCGGTATTAGATACTGCTCCTGCTTCTGCCTCTACTGTAACCGTTGGAGCTACGCCTGAGCCTCCACCGGCACTCGTAACGAGTGAGGGCACTGAAATATTCATACCCTGAGCCGGCAAGGTTCCTTGGCTGCAGGCATCTATGGCAGGTGTTCCAAAGCGTGTATTTGTTACAAACTCTGAGAGGTACTGAGTTGGATTAAACGCAGGGTTCGTAGAAAAGCTATCATCTGCGGCGGTTACATAAAGACGAGATTCATCGCTACCGAGTGCAGCTTTGATCTTGTGTTCTGTGTATGTCGCCATAGATACGATAGGTGTACGGACTCGCTGAGAGTCTAGTACTGATGGACGAATGATCTTACGAGCAGCCTCGACCTTTTCAGCCTCAGCCGGTGCATCTACCGGAGTTTCATCCGGTGTATTTTCAGGGGCAGTGGTCACGGCCTCCTCCATTTCTGTTTCTGTTTCTTTTTCGATCTCTACGATAGTCGTAGAAATAGTAGTGGTTTTTTCTTTTGTACTTGTTGCAGCCTCTAGAGCTGCACGAGCAGCGGCAATATCCGTTACTGATGCACTGGAAAAGGCGGCACTCTCGACAAGTGATACCTCTTTGAGGACTGCAGCGGTAACGAGCAAGTAATCTCCCATTGGCTTAGAGGCAGTTACATCCACCCCTACGGATAAGCCAGATACGAGGTTTTCTTGCGCTAGTACGAGAGCATCTTGTCCTCGAGTGCTACTCGAAAGCTTAAACGATCCGTAAACGCCTTCTGTAGAGTCACTAAACGAAATTGCGCGACCTACTGGCTTATCTTGTTGATGCTGCATTAATAATTTGACTTTAGAGGCATCTGCATAAGTAATTGAGCCGCGCTCGAACATTACCGGGCCTGCGCTTGTATGGCCGATCTCGCCATATGGTGCGACAAGTCCAGAGATAATACGGCGCTCTGTATCTGCAGCTTGGATCTCTTGACTAAACGTTAGTAGCACTTGTATCTCCTAGCGGTGTTAGTTGCTCCATTTGTCGAGCTTGGTTTACGTCAATCAAATCGAGATTTAACATTTTCTCGATAATATCTAAACGGTCTTTTGCATCGACACGTAAAAACGTATCGTCTACCGCAAAACGCACCTGATTTGAGCCATTTGTTATGTCATTCATACTGAGCCTATCCTCAATAGCTGAGATATAAGGCTGCAAAGAATAAGCGACAAACTCTTTACGACCATCTAAAATATTTTGGTACGTCATCGAGTTATTCATATCCGCGCTAATTAGATAACTCGGGACGTTCATAGCGCGGCTGATTTCGGTAGCGAGGTACTGGCTAAAATCTACGTAGCCCATTTCTTTAGGTGAAAAGCCAATATTTTCTGCACTGAGAGTGGACGTTAAATACGCCGTACTGCGATTTCTGCGAGCTGAGTTCCAGCCTGCGAGTATGCCTTGTATTTGTGACTCGGGTAGATCGGCACCATTATTTTTTAAGATAGTAGTAGCCATTGGAGTAGCTGCAGATACGGCAGCGGCTTTTTGTACATCCCACGCAGCTTTAATAGTAGTACTTGCAGACTGCAATACCCCAGGCAGTAGAGATTGGAAAGTAACGAGAGATCCAATACCAGCCATAGGTACGAGCTGACCATCTACAAAATAATCTTTAACCTCGGTACCGTATTTATTAGTAGTGTATGTAACGCGATTATTAGCGACCCACTCAAAGCCGGACGGCCTTCCGTCATCGGCGTACAAGCTAGTTACGCGCCAATATGCCACTGCATAAAACATAAGACTATCTACGGTTGCAGCGATAGTTACGCTACGTGGTTGGCGCTGATCTGGTTGCTCGAGCCATACCGGAGAGCCTAATTTTTCACCGGTTGATTTTTTATAAAGTCCTAAGTCGATCGAGGAGATTACTCCAGCTACAAGGTTACGGCAGCGAGCTACGCTACTAACTTGCAGTGCAAAATTGCGATCAATACCAATACCGTTATATCCAAAAGCGGAATTAGTATTAAACGATCCGTAGCCGAATGTAGTATCCATAACGGCCGGGGCATACTGAGCCTCTACGGTCTGCTTTTCAGCTGACTTAAAGCCTAGAGTTTGTAATAGTCCCATAGTCTCCATTTTCCCATATTGTCAAGCATTATTACGGTTATAAGTAGCGTGTCTAAACGTATACTTTAGCCTCACCTAAAGGCTGCGTAAGTACGTGGACTACAAAACTTATGCCGATCGCAATATCTACCGGTCCGGCTGATTTACGCCGGATGATTCTCCAGCTTGCATCGCTTTCTTTTGCAGCGCAGTTAGCCATCGAGGTTACGAGCTCATCTTGGCCCGAGTGCACAAGCCTTTTATTAGCCAGAGCCTCGTAAAGATCCCCGGAGGCTTGGTAACCCTTTTGCCCGGATATATCCATAATTTGTATACCGTTTACCTCAAGGCGCTTAGCGATCGAGGCGGTCGTGTACTTGTCATAAGCGACGGCTCTCGGGTAATAAATCTTGGCCCATTTAGCAATAGCGTTAGCTACAAAGAGCTCGTCGATAGATACGTCCGAGTGAAATATCTCAAGTACGGCTACGCCTATCCGACCATCGGGGAGTACTTGTCCCATAACTAGCGAGCCATCGCGGCGGCTTGGCGCTACGTCAAAAGCAAAAATAGTAAGCGGTCCGGGTACAAGCTTAAGGTCTTTATCGCCTGACTCCTCGACCGACATATGAGGCCACGGGCTCGCCGTCGAGCTGATCCACTGGCAAAGCATCTCGGTTTTTGTAGTTTCGATCGGCTGAGTACTTACGGCCTCAGCTAGTACCGACTCATCGAAAAGGTATCCAAGTGCCGGGTTAGCGTAAGCCCAAGCGCTGCGATCGGTGATCTTGGCAAAAGCCGGAGCCGAGTATTCATAAAAGCCAAAAGTCTCAGGAGGGTTAGATAGAGCTCTTTCGCGTAGGTCATTAAGCACAGTACTAAAGGCATCCCCTGCGTTTGACGTGTACAAGGCTTGGCTATTGACCTTTGCACGAGTCGTAGGCGTAGCTGCGCGATACCCCTCCTCGCTGATCTCGCGTAGCTCATCTATGTACAAAAACGAGGCGCTACGGCCACGAGATCCGTCACGCGTTGCCGCTACTACGTCGAGCCGGTGCCCGTTTTTAAGCTCGATCGACTCGGTGCCATTGGCGTACCGGATCTGCTTAACCTGCCTGCTTAGATCAGCTGATCCCTCGATCGCGTAGGCCACCTGCCTAAAGGTATCTAGGGCCATTGATCTATTAGAGCTCATAATAAGCACGTTAGGGCTATCGAATAAAAACATATGCCCGAGCATCATCATACGCGCGAGGTGAGTTTTACCCTGTTGGCGTGACGTGAGCACCAAATTACTACGCCGC